AATTATTAATTAATGCTTTATCTTTAAATTGTATTCCTACGCTAATTGAAACATTATTAAAAAGAGCTTCATTTGCATCTCTTACAAAAGCAAAAATATCATGATCAAATCTATGCATAATATAAAAGTAGTGTTTTGAATCCAATAATTGACAAATATCAAAATCAACACAACATCTCATGTTAGCTGGTATAACTGGCAATTTAAATACTTTGCCTAAAAAATTAACATCTGTTTCAATTTCGCTACGAGTCTTAACAGAACTAAAGTTGGGTTTTAGAAAAACGTTTTCGTAATGAAGAGATATATCCATATTATTTTTCTAAAACCTTATAAGCTGTGAAAAAACTTTTCCAGAGATCAAGTGCAGTGTCTCTCAGAGCACCGTATACACCATTTAAATCCATACCCTCAATACCTACGCCCTGACTCATTAATATTTCTCCCTCATCTACACCTGAGGTAACCTTGTGTATAACACAACCAGCTAATTTATAGCCTTGCACAAAAGCTCTTTCCTGCGGATTAAACCCTTTAAGCGATGGGAACTTATCAATCAGCCCTGGATGTAAGTTATATATTTCATACTGTTCACAAATCTCTTTAGGAATTATTCTCAAATACCCATGAAGGGTGATCACTGGATTATTAAAACACTTTAAGATTTTTAAATAATTGCTTGCAACAGGTTTGCTAGGCAAAGATATTAAAATAGTTTTATTAAGCTTATGCTCTCTAAACTGTGTTACATTCAATAATCCCTTGTTAACGTTTTTTAAATCTGACTTATTAGTTACAATTGCATCCGGATATACACCTAGCGTATTTGATATGTCATGTATCTCGGTGCCGGTTTGCGAAAAGAATGTTACCCAAGGTCTCATCTACGAATAATCTTCTTAAACATTGTAGTATTATACTTTACTAGTTCAAGCTGATCATCAGTAATTTTATGTGTAATGAGATCAGCTAATTTTGTTGTCGGTTTATTTGTTAGACCGTAATCCGCATCATACTTTAAATTAAAGATAGCAGCAACGACGGGGTTACTTGTATCGCAAGAAACAATATTGTAGATGTTCTTATCTACATAATAGCGAAATTCTTTAGCCAAAGAACAGCCTAATAAATGATGAGGCTTATTCCAGTTCCAAATATTACTATTAATTAAATCAGTAATAAAGCGCTGACGACCAGAACAGAACCTCTCGAGATCATTAGCACCATATCCAGTTGTCTGGTAATAACTAAAATCAAAACTTATTGCTATCATATCAGCACTATCAGACATAAACTTGTAACAATCAGCTAAATCTTTCCACGTCTTACCTTGAACCGCGCCAATAGATTTTGTATAAAAAGATTTCTTAATATCGTCAGTCTTTGTTTCAAACGCAACAAAACTACTAACAGTGCCATCAGCATCCTCTAATACATCAGGTACAATAAACATATTTGGCTGAATATCTAGTGCAGCTTTATAAAATTTCTCGGGATCAAAAGCTTTACCTAATTCAAATATTGAATTATCTAGAAGAACTTCTCTATTATAAACAAAGCGCGCAGATTTAAAAAAGCTATAATATTCTGGAAATTCTTCAAAAAGATGAACTAATGCATAGTCAAAATCATTATATTCTTGTGACTCTTGGAGTATGGATATAGGCGATTCGTGTGAAACTTTCATTAGCATAAATGTATTATAACTGTAAATATTACATAGATCAAATGAATTATCCAACATTTCATGGTAATTATTTGGGCATAGTTGTGCAGAACAATGACCCGCTCAAGAGAGGTAGAGTAAAGGTCTTTGTTCCTCATATTTCACCTTCTGTATACAAGAACTGGACTGAAAATAATGCGGATAAAAAATTTAAATTTTTAGGTAAAAATGTTAACAGCGATCTATCAAGTATTATAGATGATTTAAAGAAAATATTACCATGGGCAGAATTATCGGTACCACTAGCAGGAGAGACAAGTAGTGGGAGATATAATGCTTATAAAAATACCGGTACAATAAGCGATAGTAGTAACTTGAATAGTACTTTTAATAGCCCTACGAATTCTGAAATCGACCCAGCCAAGCTTACACAGTTTTCTCAAAATCAAGATAATATAGGTGAAAAACCAGGAAATGTTTTTGATATTAGCTATTATAAGCTAAAAGATGCATTTAATACTCCTAGTGAGACGAATGTTAATAACGCAAACAAATATAGTTATAATTATACACCCGAATGCTATAGTAATTGTGCGCGCGGTAGTTTTCCTGTATTAAATGTTGGAGCTCACGTATGGGTGTTTTTTAATAACGGCGATCCTCTTAAACCGGTTGTGTTTGGTGGTTCATTCGGTTCAAACGACTGGCAAGGTATATTTGATAGTACTTCACCAGAATTATCTGCTGCAGGTACAAGCTTAGATTATCCTGGTAGCTATGAAAATATATCAAATATAGATAATGAAAATTACGATATTAATACAGAAACTTATAGAAATAAATATGTCATAAATCAAAAAGGCGGAACATTAGCTTTTATCAATACCGATAATAGAGAGGTTTTAAAGTTAACGCATTACTCAGGATCATTTAAAGAGTTTAATAATTTTGCAAATATTGAGCTAGCTACAAACAACGATCAAAAATTAGTTTTAAACGATCAATTTTTAACTGTACGGGGTACTAGAAATGAATTTACTGAGCTTGATTATGATCAGGTAACCAAGGGAGATATATACAGAAAAGCTGGTAACCTGGATCGTGAGTCTAGTTTACTCTGGAAGACAATAGTTTCAGAGATAGCAGACGTAAAGCAATTGTTTGATATTCAAAGAGCGGATAGCGCAACATCTATAGGTGGACTAAAGCTTACATCATCTAAGCAGAGAAAAGTTTCTGGTTCTTTAAACAATCCGTGCCCTGTTTGTAATTCTAGCGCCACAACATATTTTGCGGTTAACAATTCATTTAACCCAGATTTTGATTTAGGTATAATAGGCGGTACAACAAACGTTAAAGGTGATTTTCCTTTCGGTAATACATTTTCGCCAAACGGAATACAGCCGAGTATGGGGTTTTTAGGAAATTTAGGCACTCCTCAAGCTATTACTCCTGTAGATAGTCTTGGCGGAACCGTCGACGGTTCTTCCGCATCCACTGGACCGGGGTATATTTTTGGTATACCATGCCCTGCGTGTAATCCGAATGATACTAACAGAAGTAATCCACAGAAAAGAGGAATTAATCCTAGCTCTCAAGGTGGCTCATGGCCCGCGGATACCGAGAAACAGAAGCTACCAGATCTAATTAAAAGTAAAATTAAAGATTTAGCTGCTATAGAAAAAAGACTCGGTATAGGTGGCAGTGAAATTATTGAAATAACTAAGCATAAAATAGAAACTATCGGTACTGTAATGAATGATTTTGGCTCTATAAGAGTTGATATGCTTGGAAAAATGTATGTATCAGAGGTTCAGGTAGGTAAACACGGATCATTTTATAATAGAACACCTACACCTTTAGTTGAGCTTGTTCATGTTGATGATCTACCAGGCGGTAACTATACTCTTAATGTTTGTAATAGATACAATATAATGGTAGGAGCAGGTGGAGTTAGCTTAAAATCATACGGACCTGTTAATATAAGCGGCTCAATTACTAACGTAGCAGGCGAGCAGGTTAATATATCTAGTGAATTAGAAACAAATATAGACGGCGGAAAACGCCTTTCACTGGTAGGAGATGTCGTTAGTATTAGACAAAGAGAAGGTAAGCAAGTAGTTGTAGAGGGCTCTTTAGGTGTTACTAATAATGTAATTGTAGCAGGCGGTATGCATGTAGAAGGCGAGCTAACAGCTAATCATATTACAATACCTACAGATGTACAGAACACTGAACAACAAATTGTATACAGTACTCCAGTAGAAGGAATGGCAATTGGTCGGGGATATACATCTACTACTAAAATAATAGGCTACCTAAAAGCATCTGATGTTACTAAGATATATTATACTATAGATGGAGAGCAAACGCCTTGCTCTATACAACCTGGGTCTAGTGTAATACCTATATACGGATCTGGTATAGGAGCCACAGATATAGCTGCAGGTGTAGATAATTTTAGTAATGCAGCTGCAGACTCCCTGCCATTAGAAATTTATGGTACAGGAGCAGATCCTGATAGTATCTTTAGCCCCGCACATAGTCATAAGTTTAAGGGCGTTGCATCTACATTAACAAAAACGAATGCAGAGGCACGAGAAGTTATTTCCGGTCAATATGCAGCAATTAATGCTGAGCCGTCCTCTGCAGGTCCAAAGTAATTATCTTCTACTCTTTTTCCAGTTATTTCTGTGATTAGATACCCAATCGATTAAAGCGCGCTCAAACCCAACATCTTTATGTTCGCGTTCCGACATGCACCATTTATGCTTATGTATTTCATCTCTTTCAGCTTGAAATTCTTTATACAAAGCTGAATTTTGTAGCAATACACCAAATGACGATAAGGCCGCCATATCAATATTTAGTCCTATGAGCAGTAAAATACACTACATCAGTAACCTCAAAAGGTTCCCACCAACCCACCCCTGATGTATAAAAATACAACTTCTCCTTCAAAATTTATTTATTATTGAGCGGATAATTTTTCTTTAAGACTATCAAATATTGTTTGTTTTTCTTCCAGGGCTTGAGACTTAAGTACATCAATAATCTTTAATACAACCGGAATGCGCAGTGTTTTTAGTGTCATGTGATTAGGTTCAAACGGTAAAAATCTTTGACAAATAAGATAAAGAATAGAAACTTCTTCTTCAGTAAGGCTCTGAAGCGTATGAGAATAAATCATAGCTTAATATCATCAAACGTATCTTCTGTTATATTCGTATCACGGGCACCGATCTTATAAGCAGAGATCTCTGTTTCTTGCGGTGCTACCTGAACCTTACTACTATCCAGATAGCTATCAAGCCACCCTGCAATAGGATTTTCTTTTTGATTAAACAGCTTTTTATATCCTAGAGAACGCAACCTATTATCACACAACCACTTTGTGTAACCGCCAAGTACGTCGGGGTTCAAGCCAAGCAAAGCACCTTTACTAAACAAATAATGTGCCCAATCTATTTCATTTTTTACAGCTTGCTCATAAAACGCATATACCTTATCCTCACTCTTTTTTGCAATTCCAGTAAATCCTTCCTTATCTTCATCACGAAATATTTTCAACAAATTCTGTGTAATGCCAAAATGTAGAGCTTCATCGCGCTGAATAAACTTAATAATCTTAGAATTACCTTCCATCTTGCCGCGGTAACCGAAATAAAAGCTACAAGCAAACGATACATAAAAAACAAGCCCTTCCATTACGTTGGTCGAAAGTACACAATCATAAATTTTCTCCCTCTTATCTTTCTTTTCATCTGATCCAAGAATTTTATCATAATTATTTCGGATTAACTCAGCTCTGCTTACAATTTCCTTATCCTCCATAATGCTGTCAAAAAATTTGGTAGCATCTGGATGAACATTATTAAGCAGATATGAATAGCTATAGCTATGAATACCCTCAAACCGTGCCCATGTATTCATACATATTTCTAGTTCAGGATTAGTTACGTACTCTTTTAATGAATGTATAGACCTAGAGAGCATGCTATCTCCTAATGTTTGAAATCTTAGATTTTGATCGAATACAAACCGTTCTTCTGCTGTCAACTCCTTATAGTCACTCCTATCTTTTTGCAAAGAGATTTCATGAGGCCACCAAAAAAATTCTTCTTGCTTTTTAAACAACTCAAAAAATATAGGATATTTAAACCTATCATACCTCTGGAGATTTAAATCTTCACCAAGAAATATCGGCTGCTTGGTGTAGTCAATATTCTTAAGATTAAGTACAGATTTCATAGTGTAATATTATAGCTTACATGCACCACTAGAGCAATCAGCTTCTTTATTTGTCGACTGCTCTTTATCGCCATCATCCGTGTTATTGTAATATAAACTTATAAGACCCATACTATAAGCATACATTAGCTCTTTCATTACTTTTGCATCAGGTAGAACATTATTTTCATATTGACTGTAGTTGTAATAAATGTTAGTCGAAATAGCCATATCAATATATTTTTGTATAACAGCATTTATATTAATAATACCCGTATTGTCTTTAAAATTATAAGCTAATTCGTAATTTGAATCATATTTTCCAATACCCGGAACAAGCACCGGTAATTTACCCATCTTAGACATCTTGTATGTTATTAATGACCGTACTGGCTCTACACCATTGGTAGAGCATTGTATTACAGAGCTTGACTCGCAAGGCATACAGCAGGAAAGTGTTGAATGTCTGAGACCAAATTCTTTTATTTGCTCGCGCAAGCTCTTCCAGTCAAGCGATAATTTTCTTTTTAAAATTTCATCAACATTTTTCTTATAGGTATCAATTGAAAGGATACCTTTGGCAAATTTTGTTCGTTCATATTTTTCACACTTACCCTTCTCTTTAGCTAGCTTATTACTCGAAGAAAGAAGATAATATTGAAAATGTTCCATCCATTCATCAATTAAAACTAGTGCCTGTTTGGAGTTATATGATACTTCATTCTTAGCTAAGAACGCAGCAAGATTGGTGATCCCTATACCTAAGCTTCTTCTTTTTTTAGCAAAATTTTCTGCTGCTTTATTGAAGTAGTATTGTATATCAATTATTTCCTCTAAAAATCTTACCGCAAGATCACATGTTTTCTCAAGGTCTTTCCAATCTTTAATCTCAAGCATATTAATTGCAGACAAGATACACATGCCTATCTCACCATCTGAATCATGATAGTCTTTAAGAGGTATGGTGGGGTGTAGTACTTCAGTACAAAGATTACTCATTGTTACCTTATCCAGCCAAGGAGTGTGTTCATTTGCTGTATCTACGTTTAAAATATAGATGCGACCGGTCTCAACACGCTCCTTAATAATTAGAGAAAATAGCTTACGAGCTGATATTTTCTTTTTAAGTTTAATTTTTTTATCTGATTCACACTCTTCATACACTTTATTAAATCGTGATGTACCCCATGCTTCATATAGATGTGGTACTTCAGCGGGGCTAAATAGAGTTATATTTTCATTTTTTATTACTCTGTCATAAAAAAGCTTTGACATACCCACTGTGTAATCAAGCTTACGAACTCTATTATCATCAGTACCTGCATTATTTTTAAGTACAACAATATCATCAATTTCATAATGCCACCACTGAACATTAACTGTAGCTGAACCACCTCTTAAGCCATTCTGCTGCCATGCTTTAACTGAAGCTTCATAAATCTTTAAAAACGGAATCAGACCAGTATGAACTACTTCACCGTTATTAACAGATGAACCAATAGCTCTTATTTTAGAGACATCAATACCAATGCCACATCTACTCGCAGTAGCAATTGATATAGCTGTACCGGATGCTGTAATTGACTCCTTTGTGTCATCGACACCTATCAAGCAACAACTTGCATAGCTTTTCGATCTCGATCTCACACCTGCCATAATAGGTGTAGGTAGATTAATCTTATGTCTTGAAATAGCGTTATAAAACCTTCTTACATATTCTAACCGAGCTTCTGCTGGATAATTTATAAACGCATACATAGCTATGAGAATATAAGCAAATTGAGGTGTTTCAAAAATCTTATCTGTGACTCTATTTTTAATTAGGTATTTGTCACAAAGCTGTTTTATGCCAGCGTAAGTAAATAAAAAGTCTCTATCATGATCAATATATTCACCGATTTTGTTTATTTCATCTTCAGAGTATTTTTCAATTATATTAGGGTCATAAATTTCTTTTCTAAGTCCAGAGTTAATTACATCGAGCAACCGCGGAGGGTGCTTACCACCCCACACATCTTTACGTAATTGATAATTTAATAATCTCCCTGCAACATATTGATAATTTGGTTTTTCAAGTGATATTAAATTTGCTGCCGATTCAATTAAGACTTGGTGTATATCTTGTGTAGAGATATTTTCTGTTATATTAAGTTTTGAATTAATTTCTACTTCCGATAAGCTTACACCGCTTATACCTTCAACCGCCCATGAGATTACCTTATTAATCTTTTCAATATTAAATTTTTCTGCCTGACCGTTGCGTTTTTTTACGAATATTTGAGTGCTCATATGTAGTGAAACAAAAAAGTATTTATGGTATTCTTATACAGAATTATACTTTTTTACTACTGCGTGTAAATAATTTTTTGTAGGTGTTTTATAGGTATTTTTATTACTTAAAATATAAATAACAAAGTAACCAAACGTCTGAAAAAGAAAATCGTTATGCTCGAGAACATCAGAGTAAAGTTCATCTTGAGTTAAATTCGTCGAAGAAATTACATTTAAGCATTCACTATCGATCGGATATATTCCTTTATTTAAATAAGCAAAACAATTCTCACACTTTAAATTATAATTCTTTAAAATATTTTTATAATTCTCTACACTAACCGGTGTTGTGTTTTGCGTGCCGATTACTTCAAGGTGACTAATTAAAGGTAGAAATTCTTTTTTAATAGTAAGATCAATACCTCTAAAAAACTTCGGCATTACAGCATCATTAGGGACTAGATGTATAATATCTCTTGGGTTATATTTTTTATTAATAATAAGTCTCTTTTGATCGTATAAATTTTTTAATTGAAACCCCAATACGCATGCAGGGTAATCCTCATCGTTGAGGTAGGTAAAAGAATCAATATCTAGCGGTTCATTTACCAGTTCGATATCTAACATGCTCATGAACGTATTATAGGAACGTTCTCTCCGTTATCAACCATGAAATCTCTTTAAAAGCTCGGCCAACAAAACAACAAAAACCGATGTACAGGATGCTAGAAGAGTTGTAGTGACTGCAGTTTTAAAATTCCACGAATGTGTTGATTCTGCTCGCTTACGTCCGAACTCACCAGAAATTTGTGCAGCAATATTGTTAAATCTTTCAGTAACTACATCGGTAATATTCTTAAACTTTAATTCAATTTCAGTTTCTAAGTTATTTATCTTTTCATAAACATTAACTAATTTTGTCTCTATTTGTTCATGATTTGACTTCATCTTACCCGTAAGTTCAGATAATTGTGTAATTATAGCAGGCTTACCGTTACCTAGATATACAACTTTATAAACCTCTTTTAATTCTTCTTGAAGTTTTTTTAACGTTGCTGCTTGATTGTTATTATTTTTTGGCATATTATTTTATTTGAAAAGTATATAAAAGTATACCCTTTGGAAGGCTGTATACTTTACCTCGCGATAGACCAGATCGCTCTTTGACGACTACAGTCATTTTATCTTGTGTAACTATAGGTCCATTAACTATTTCCACAGCCCCTAAATTTAAGCTGTATGTTTTAATACCCTTAAGTACATCAAAAACATTTATAGTGCTCTTTCCGGATAATACTGCAGAGTACATCTTTTTCACGATAATTATTTATTGTTGTTTAATAGCATAAAATCATAAATAATTAAGAATAATTTATGGCTGATATAGTTACAAAGATACAATTTAGACAAGGAACTGATGCACAAAGACGTACCGCTAACAGTACCGGTATAGTATTCAGTACCGGTGAGCCAGGGTTCTGTATTGATACAAAAAGAGTTTTTATAGGCGGTGATTCATTTGCCGGTGGGTGGCCAGTAGGCATACAAAATATTGGCTTTGCTAATAAATTATTCGGCACATCGACAAACGGATTTACTACCGAAGCCTTAGGTCTCTTTAATTCAAAAGGCGCTGCTCTTGGTGATATCATTTACGATAAAGACACAAGAGGTATTTACGCATTAACTGCTGTTAGTTCTTTTCCTCCTTTGTCATCAGATTTTGTAAAGTATGATTCTTCCCCCTTACTAGACAGTACACAATTTCAGTATAATAGCCAAAAAGAACTTCAGATAAAACAGGGCGGAGTAGGTCCACAGCAATTAGGCTTTACTACAGTAGATAATATTACACTAGCAAAGCCGTCATATGCCTCACCACTACAATTAAAATCTAACGGTGTAGCAAACGGGTATCTTGCACAAATGTTACCTTATACTGTTAAGATTAATAATAGATCCAGTACTAGTGACCCTACAGATCAGATAATATTACCCAACCATGTCTTAGGAAGAACAAGCACATCAGTTTTAACATCTGTTCCGTTTGAAGCAATATTTCAAGAAGCAAACTATGTTGGTGATAACGGAATATTAATCGATAAAACTCTCGCAGCACCAAAGTTTTACCTCGATACAGCAATGTTATCTTCTGCACCACTTAAACTCTATCTAAAGAAAGATACCGATGTACAAGGCAACCTTGGTGTTACTGGTATAATCACCGGTTCTAGCAGTCTCTCACTAGCTGGTAATGCTACCGTTCAGGGAACAATATATTGCAGAAATGATATTATTGCATATCAACCGCCTTCGGATATTAAAATAAAAGATAATGTTAAGATAATCGAGAGCCCTATAGAAAAAGTAAAGCAGCTAAATGGTTGTTCCTTTACATTTAATCAAGATGCCCCAGAGCATCTACAGAACAAATCTTCATATGGTCTTATTGCACAGGATGTTGAAAAGGTATTGCCTCATGCTATTGAAGAGCGTCATACCGGTATTAAGGGTGTAAACTACAACAACATAACGCCTCTTCTTGTTGAATGTATAAAAAAGTTATCTGAAAAAGTTGAAGCCTTAGAAAATGAAATTCGAAAATCTAGTTAAATCTATCTTAGAAGATTTTAATATATCCCCGCAATCGCAAGCCGTATCAAGCACTGGACCGGATTGCGGTATGACAAGCGGCGATATGAGTAATACTTTTCCTAGTAAAATGGAGACAGTAAAGTTTAAGCTAAAGAATAAAAAAATTAAGAAGAAGCTAAGAAGAGACTGATTACACTTTTGGCTCGCTTACCAACTTGAGTTGCCCATTTACTATTCTGTAATTCTTTAGCTGCATTAGAATAATCTTTAGATAAAATAAAGTCTTTTGTTTTTATAAATTTACTTAACCTTGAGTATCCCATATTGAACGACAGATCTAAAACAGCTAATTTAATATTTTTTGGCAACCCATCGAAATTATGTATCCACTGTTTGGCATCTTTGTAGGCAATAGTCATTGTTATCTTAAAAATATCTTTAATTTGCTCATCAGATAAATCTTCTTTACCGAGCAATATATTCTGATAATTTACGCCTGCTTGCTGTGCTATCTTTTTTGCATCAGGTCTTGTTAAATTAAACCCTATACCTATAGTTGGTATACCTAGGGAATCCTTATAAACATGGGGCCTATAACCTTCATGATCCTTTACGAAATTGAAGATATCATCAAATGTTAACTTAGTATCTTCTGCTTGTTGAATTATAGCGGGTGGCGGTGGCGGTACATCTACACCCTCTTTAAAGATATGCTTTCTACTTATAGAGGCATATATATCGGCAAGCTCTTTATTCTCTTGCTTAATGTCCTTTGGATCTGGTCTTTTATAATAGTCAGATATCTCACCGCCGTATAATTGGTGCTTAACCTCCGGATGCATGTATATATTTAATTAAGAACAGCTACCTTTACTATTTTTGGATGTGAATCTGCAAAATTAATTGCATCGCTTTTATTAACAAAGAATACATCAATAACTGGTAACTTACCGCCAGACGCTACTTTATCCTTAACTGCAGTGCCTGTATCTACAGCTCTAACAAGACCAACGTTGGGGATAATAACTTCTTTATCGTAAGGAATGATACGCGGATCGACAGCAATTGAATCGCCTTGCTTGAGTGTATAACCGGTAGAGCTTCTCATTCTACGACTATCGGCATCTGTACCGCTACCTCGCGCCCAATATACAGTTAACCTAACAGTAAGAACTTTGTAGTCGCTCTTATCTGTCTTAGGTATAAACGTTCCATTATATTTTATACCATCTTTCTTGACTTCTATCTTCTTGGCTATTTCTTGTTCTTTTACTGGTGTTAAAGATTTCAATTCTTTCTTAACATCACTAACAGTTAGGTCCCTTTCTATACGCTGAAAAGCTGTTAGACTTATAGGATTAGTAGTTAATATTAACCCTACCAGGATTAATAATAGTTTATTTGTTCTTGTGTTTTTTGTTTTCATAGATTAAAAAAAAGTCGCTTTGCGACGGGCCTAATTAGACACTAATGTATGTCTTAATATTTAATCTAGTTTAACGGATTCCCAAGGAAAGTCAAGCCAAATATTGTCGTCAAATTCTTTTATATAAAAATTCGGAATAAACTGTGTAGATTTCTTTATGTAAAGTGTGGCAAATTTAAAATTAATAAATTGACATGATTCAAAGTAATCTTTTACAGCTAAAAGCGTTTTACCTTTATCGGAAAGATCGTCAATAATTACAACCCTCTTCTCTCTAAATTCCGAATTAAATTTAAACCCCGGTATTTGTCCAAATTCTAATTCACCAGCAGTAAAGTCGTGATAAGATTTAATAGCAAAATTTGCTACTGGTACATCAAATATATAAGAAATAATAGCACCGGGTACTAAGCCCCCGCGACCAATAGCAACAATAGCATCACAAGGACCAATAAGATTAGCTAAATCTTTACAATCTTTATGTATCTGATCCCACGACAGGCTTACACGTTGCGACATTAAGATATTTTAAATTATAAATTTAAAAATTCAAACATTATTAATAGCAGAGGATAAATCCTTATGAAGATTGCTCATACTAGTAAGAATATACAGATAGTCTTCCTTTAAGCCGCGAGATGCTCTTTTTGTCATGTTGTTAAGCTCGGAGGCTATTCTCTTCTTTAAAATTGATTCTTCGTCTTCTTGATTATGGATAGCATCATACTCCTTCGGTGCATATGCATAAGAATCAGTACTTCTTGTGGTATGATTAATACCTGCACGATATGCTTCACTTATAGCTTTATGATCTTTAGTCACCTAAATATTTATGTAAATGAAGAAGGGTTCTCTACGAAAAACGCTTGCCGCTCAAATAATGCTAGATAATGCCGATTGTTATAAAGTATGTTTAGGGTGTGAATCTGTAATACTTTATAGTAGTACCTTCTGTCCATTATGTGATGGATACAGATTTGATAAAAATGTAGAGCAAGTCATTAAATTTATAAAAGCTCTAACAAAAAAAGATAATACGACTATTTTACCACCTGATCAGCAGTTTTAATATATTCGTTTAAATGATGAGAGAGGAAAATTACTTTTCTCATCAATTCTTCTTTTTTGGTAAGCTTCTTTTCCTTCTTTGCCTTAGCGTATAGATCTAATACCGCATCAGCGGTAACTTTTTTTCTTTCCGCACTCATATTAATATTTATTTTATAACCAGTTGCTTTTCGTTCAAGTTATAATAAAAATATCTATGTCAAACATTAATCCTCTAACACTTCAAGAACACGTTGCAACCTTTACTGCCGAATACGAAAAGTTTTCTGGCGGTAATAATGCCGCAGGTACTCGTACCCGCAAAGCCCTTCAGGAGGTAATTAAGTTTGCCCGTGAAGCACGCAAAGGTGTTCAAGAAGAAAAGAATGCCCGCAAGGCTGCTAAAAAGTAATTTTTAGTTTATTTCTTTATTCCAAGCTGTCGCTTTCGCTCATTACGGTGAACGGAAGCGATAGTTTGGATTATATCAGTCGCTCTCTGAAAAGTATCGACTGTCTTATAAATCGCGTCAACTATTTCATACGCTGCATGTACAGCTTTACGCTCGGTATTAATATCTTCTAAAGCAATCTTCTGTTCCTTCTTTTCTTTCTTCTCTTCATTCTCTGCAGCAGGTGGTCTAACCGGTGCTACAACAACCTGTTTTGGTTGAGTACTATTAGAAACAGCAGGAACTCCTTGTGATGTATATGCTTCAAATATAAGATGAATGTCTTTATTCACTATTATTATTTAATCTTTTTAGAATAAATAATTAATATGGCTGACACCTCTATATCTGGATTAACAAGGCAAAATACAGCTACATCTAACTTAATTGTACCTATTTCAGATGGAACAAATACCATCGGAGTGCCGATTAGCGCTATTGTTACTGCTTCAGGAAGTATGGGAACAAGTTATCTGCAGCTTCCTGTTGGTGCGAATCAACCTGCAGGTGTAGAAGGGGCTATTAGATATAACAGCACACTTAAGGCAATAGAATATTACAATGGCACAAAGTGGGTTGGACCCAATTATAATATTGAATATTTAGTCATTGGTGGTGGTGGGTCAGGAGGAGGTCAATATGGTGGCGGTGGCGGAGGAGCTGGTGCTTACCTTACCTCTAGCATGACCTTGATAAATGGTAAAAGTTATGCAATTGTAGTTGGAAATGGGGGTATTAGTGGAACCGGTGCGGGTAACAACGGCTCAGATTCCTCTTTGGATTTCATTATTGCTACAGGGGGGGGAGGAGGAGGAACCTATTCAAACGTTGTTGGTAAAAATGGAGGTTCTGGTGGAGGGGGTGGGTCTCATGACTGTAATGGCGGTCAAAGTGGATGCACAGTGGCAGGAGGCACAGGAATAACTGGTCAAGGTAATGGTGGAGGTATTGGTGGACGAAGTGGCGCCCCGCTTGGTGGCGGTGGAGGTGGAGGAGCTGGTGGGGCTGGGGGCTCATATTACACCGGTGCTACTGGTGGAGTTGGGCTGGCTAGCTCAATCACGGGAACTAGTGTATTTAGAGCTGGTGGTGGCGGTGGTGGCGGCGGTGTAGGAGCTCCTGCATACAGCGGTGGTAATGGTGGTGGGGGAGCAGGATCTTCGGTATCTGGTGGTGTAGGTACCGCTGGTACAGCTAACACTGGTGGAGGTGGTGGCGGTGGAGGGTATTACGGCGCATGCGCCGGTGGCGCTGGCGGGTCGGGCGTTGTCATATTGAGAATACCCACTGCAAATTATAGCAGCATATATACAGGGTCACCGACAATAACTACTGATGGAGCGTTTACTATTTTAACCTATACATCAGGTACAGGATCTTATACTGCGTAAATATTATGGCAGACGTAACCATATCTCAATTGACGCAAGGTGTTCCAGCTAATACAGCTTTACTACCTTACACACAGGGAGATGTAACATATAGTGTTGCTCCTAGTGCTCTATTGCAAACCTCAGGTAATATAGGTATCGGTACTAATAACCCGGCTCAAAAACTTGATGTTTATGGCGGAGGAGCCTTTACATTTGTTGAGGTTGGTAAAAGCGGTCAAACTGGAAATAGATTTGCATATGTTGATCTTACCGGTGATGATACATATACAGATTATGGATTTAGAATTCTTAGAGGGAATACAGGAGCTAATGCAGATACTGCTTTAATAAACAGAGGATCGGGATTGTTAAGTATTGCTGCCGGACAAGCTGCTGGAGAGACAGGACAAGTTGTAATTTCTACCGCCAACACAGAACGCCTTCGCATTGATTCGAGCGGTAATGTAGGTATAGGTACTTCATCGCCGTCACAAAAGCTAGATGTAGCTGGTACTGTTAATGCTACAAATATATTTAAAGGCGGTAGCGAAGTGCCAATTGGTATTGGTGGTATGAAATTATTTACCACCGCAGGTGTTAATACCTGGACGGTACCGAATTTAATAACAAAGATAAAGATTACAGCAATCGGTGGCGGAGCAGGCGGCGGTCCTGGTGGCGGTAATGCCGGCGGAAGTTCTAATATTACAGGTATTAATATTGTAGCAGGTGCAGGTAGCGGTACAACTGCTGGTGCTGCTACAGGTGATAGTAGCTTATTAGTATATAGTGCAGGTGGTACCAGCGGTGTACTCGGTAGTACAACAACAAATCCGGGCTTTAAGCTTTTAGGTATAGCTTCTTTTGGAAACGGAGGTGCTTCAGGCACCGCGGGCGGGTCTTCCGGGGGGACAGGTGCTTATGCAAGTGGGGTTGCAACAGTTACTCCTGGTGCTACACTTACAGTTAACGTGGGTGCAGGTGGTAGTGCAAAAAGCGGTTCGGGTTCCTCACAGTCTGGATCTGCAGGTTGCGTTCTTATTGAGTGGTAGTTACCAATGATGTATAGCGTTTGCTATAATAAACCCACACGTAATAAAATTAACCAATACAATTAGCGTACGAATTAATAAGCTAATATTAGCATCTCGTACCCTTAGAGTAGGAACATCTGGCTTACAATCATCGGTTAAGCCAACGCGATGATCTACCGCACGTGACCAAATAAGCCAGATATTCTTAAGCATTAATATTTCTTACGCTTGGTACCTTTATCAGAGCGAGTAGCGCGAATACTCGTACCACAATTCTTACGAGCATAAGCAGCATAACTTTTAGTCACCCGATAAGAAGGATTCTGCCTATTAAATGTAGATTTAATTTTGTTTACCATATTAAGAGTATAGCGGACTCTTAATTCTTATCAAATGTTTTTTTTACAAGCAGTTGTTGCTGACGCTCTAAGACTTTTTGAACATATTGACATTGTAATTGACCGCCTAATTTAGCAATTATATCTTCGCATTCTTTTAGCGAGAGCTGATTAACTTTTTTGCTTTTCTTTTCTTTTGCCATATAGTTACCTGTACGCGCTATGTCCAGTTAAACTATTAAAACAAATAGTATTTTCATTTACATACAAAGGATCTGTATCAACATTTTGAGAATACACAACAACTTCTGTTATACCTGAATAATCGGTACCACTATAAAATAAATTTTTATTAAAAAGAGGCGTTAGATTCTCATAATTTTCTCTAAAAACTTTAAATATATTATAATTGCCAATGCCAGGGCTATTTAATTTCCATATTTTTAAAGTAAAAACGGAATCAGATCGATAGGGATAGCTAATATCAACCCACCCACCATTATAATCATATCCCATATACTTTGGTGTACTAAATTCAGTCATAGCTCTAAACCCTGCAACAAGTGTACCGCCGGTATAAAATCTTGCTCCTTTTTCACCATGACGGAAGTTTATACCAAGCTTCAAGGTTAATACACCGGTATCAATACCATTACCCTCAGATAGAGGCATAGCTAATTGACGCGATACTGACATTTCAACACTAGGTGCATACATTCTAAAACATGAGGTATCATCACTAGCCAAATTTGGATATATACCTAAAGCGTTATTATAATAAGCTGGTCCCGCAGAATATATACCACCGGTACCACTAGCCTCAAACGAAGTCCAAGCCTGCCATCCTGTACCACCATTAGCAGGTACTGCAGAAAGCCCGATACCAGAGGGATCATTAGTCCAAGCCATATATTAATATTTATTGTCAAATGCGTTATAATATGGTGTTGCTTTATTATTAACCCTATCTAAATAAAGGTGTGAAAATAATTCTTGAAACTACTATCAGTAAGGACAATAAAGCAGCTGAAACTCTTCGTGTTGGATTAGAATTAGATCAAGTAGCTAGTATTGCAAAGACAAGAGGACTAGCTGAAGCTAATAAAGCTATCGATAAGTTTATTGGTAAATACACCGAAGACCTTAAAGAAAAGCTTGCATCTGTTCTAACTAAATAACATATCACTATCTAAAGAGTTCACTTTAGAGCCATAAATATAATTATGGCTGATGTAACAATATCCTCTCTACCGCAAGGTACGCCGTCTGGAAATGCATTAATTCCTTATAGTACGGGTAGCAGTACATTGGCTGTAGCTACATCTGCTATATTTCAGAATGCGGGTAATATAGGTATAGGAACAAGCAATCCTGTTGCAAAGCTCACTGTTAATGGAGATAGTTTTTTAAATTATACTAATACCTCTGGCTTGCTGCTTAGAAATTTGGCATCCGAAAATCGCATTGATTCATACAATTATCCAATTACACAAGGATATCCTTTGGCTGTTCTTGCTTCAACAGTTAGATTTCAAAATGCAAGTATTGAAACTATGCGCATTGATGCTGCAGGCAATGTGGGTATAGGTACATCCACACCTCAGGCTAGACTGGATGTAAATGGTAATATGTACAACAACAATCTTCCTATGTATGGTGTAAGAGCATGGGTAAGATTTTCAGGAGCAAACGATGTAAACGGCAATGTAAGTACAGCAAATACAGATAGGCAAATCATTGCGAGTGGAAATATAACACGTGTTAATAGAACTTCATTAGGAAACTATGATATATACATTACCACAGGATTTGCTAATACAAACTATTCTGTTGTAGCAAACATTATACATGCCGTTGGAGCTACTACAGCTGTACATATCGATGCATACTCCTCAACCTCTTCGCTAGTTAAAGCGTGGTGTTCATACCAACCTAATACTATAAGTTATGACCCCAGCGGTGTCGATATATGGATAATAGGATAATAATATGGCTGATACTACAATAACTGGATTAAATGGTCTATCGCCATCCACTAATACCTATGTACCTATATCTAACGGTACAACAACCGGTAAAGCTTTATACAACCCGGTCCCCATTGGCGGTATTATAATGTGGTCAGGGGCAGTAGCCGATATACCAACTGGTTGGGCCCTCTGTAACGGACAAGTAGTTAATGGTAATACTACTCCTAATCTACTCGATAAATTTATCCTAGGTGCAGGTAATGCATATAACCCAGGTAATACAGGGGGGTCAAGCACAACTACCCCTGCTGGTACAATAGACAATACTGCGATTACACCTACCGGTACTGTGGGTAATACTACACTGACAACTGCTCAAATACCGGCACATAGCCACACCACTACAATTAAAACATGTGGATCCGAGGTAGCTGGATATGGCTTGCAAGCAGGTTCTGGGAGCTTTAGAGATAGGATCTACGTAACCGGTGGTAGTACAGATACTAGTTCAACTGGAAGTGGAGGCAGTCATAATCATACATTCACCGGTACCAGTCAAAGTCATAATCATACATTCGCCGGTACCAGTCAAGCCAATCTTCCACCGTACTATGCTTTAGCATATATAATGAGGGTATATTAATATGGCCGATATAACTATTAATGAATTAACAAAAGGTACTCCCACAGGTAATAGTATATTACCATACAGTACTGGTTCTAATACATTAGGTGTACCAGTATCAGCTATATTACAAAATGCAGGTAATATAGGTATAGGCACAGCTGCACCTGAAGTCAAGCTGCATGTAGTTGGTGATATATGTACACCAGGTCGCATGGGCATTGGTACATTGTCCCCGGCAAGACAGCTCACAGTGGATAGTGTAACCAACCCTGAGATTGGGTTGTACACAGCTGGCACAGAAAGAGTAAAATTATCCACCGGTGGATCAGCTGTAAGTCAGCTGGTGATTGACACAGCAGGACAACCGCGCGTCATCATTAATAGCACAGGCATGGGCATAGGCATAGGCACAACTGCACCTGCAGAAAGATTAACTGTGATGGGCAACATGAGTGCTTCTGGTGATGTGAAGGCTTCTAATACACCAAAAGCATGGGTAAATTTTGATGGAACTGGCGCCATTGGCACCAATCAAACCATCAGAAGCTCATACAATGTTGCATCAGTTTATAAGGGCAACACAGGCTCATATAGAATTACATTCACATCTGCACAAACAGATAATAATTATTGTGTGACAGGAGCATCAGCTCCTGCGTATTCTGCATATTGGACAAATCTGGCATTGCACACTGCTGCACCTACTAATGGGGGAACTGAGTCAGCCCCTACAAATGCATATTTTGATGTGTGTGTGGTGATGCAGACTGCTGGTAAGGTGGATTCAAAGTATGTGAGTGTTGTTGTGCTTTAAACAACAAGAAGGTTATACTTACGAGCGTAGCGAATAGGCACGGCACAGAACATAAATAATAGCATATGGCCGATGTAACGATATCAGAGCTTAATAAAGGTATACCTACTGGTAATGCATTAATTCCTTATAGTACGGGTGGTAATACATTAGGAGTACCGGTATCTGCTATACTTCAGAATGCTGGTAATATTGGTATTAACGGTATACCAGGACAAGCTTTAGATGTTGTTGGTAATATTAGATTAGGTCAACCAAGCATTTCAAATTATGATAACAAGCTTCAGTTTTGGAATAGCAATTATTTAAATGAAGTAGCAAGTATTCAGGCCTATGGTGACTACAATCTTATTTTTAATACCAGAAATGTATCTGGAGTATTGGCTGAAAGAATGAGGATTGCAAACACTGGCAATGTTGGGATTGGCACTGCTGCACCTGCAGAAAGATTAACTGTGATGGGTAATATCAGCGCTTCTGGAGATGTAATTAGCCCCTCTGTGCCTAAGTTTGCATATGCGGTATTATCGCAGGTTGGTACGGCTCCCTATACTGTTACCACCTTGGCAAGTGCACATGTAGAAAGTATAACTGTAAACCCGACTACAGCAGATATTACCATTAATTGGACTACAAATTATTTTAATGATGCAAATTATTGTATCACTTTTGGTGCACAGTCAAATTTTGCAGGCAACAGGTCACAAGGAATTAATATTCAGACAGGATCAACTAAAACTCGCAATAGTGTCACTATCATGGCAGGCTCTATGTCTAATGGTCAGTTCTACGCAGTACCTAACATTAATGTTATGGCAATTCAATAAGCGGATATACAAACGAGCGTAGCGAATAGGCACGGCTTTGAACATAATAATAGCATATGGCCGATGTAACGATTAATGAACTAACAAGAGGTGTACCTGCCGGTGGTAATATATTACCATATAGTACCGGTTCAAATACATTAGGTGTACCGGTATCAGCTATATTACAAGATGCAGGTAATATAGGTATAGGAAATAATAGCCCGCAAAGCAAACTACATGTTTATGATGCTTCTAATAGCTTAATAGCTCTTGGAAGAGCTGGAAATCCACAAGCACTTGCAAAATGGGAATATAATAGCGGTACTTGTTCTTTTGGAACAAGAGATACAGATAACTTAGAATTAATAACAAACAACGTCTCAAGATTATTCATGAATACAGTAGGTAATGTAGGTATAGGTACGACAACACCTACAGCTAAGCTGGATGTGAATGGAAATGTTAAAGCTACAAACATACCTAAATTTGCATGGGCAAGATTTAATGGTAGTGGAGAAATTCAAGCTAGCCTTGGGGTCACCTCTATTACTCCTAACAGTCCAAATTCCAATGTCTACATAGTAGATGTAACAGCAGCTAATTTTTCTAACGCAAATTATTCGATTACAGGTATGACACGTTATAACGGCACTTCATGCTTTATGCAGCTATATACAGGAGACGGCAGTAGTACTGCTTTTAATCCTACAACTACACGGTTTTATGTTGCTACAAATAATTCTTCAGTAGGTCAAGTTAATCATACAAACTATATTCAGGTGATGGGTAATTAATTCAGCGCACTTTACGCGTAAAGTAATTCCTAATAAGAACTATATAAAAATTTAGCAAAAAAAATTATATAAAATTTTCGGCATGCACCTATAGAAAACAACCCCGCTGTCCACGTATGTATAAATTCCCGTACTGGGGGTTATATCCCCCTGGGGGTTTTAGAACCCCACCTCGGTTTTAGAAGCGGGTACTGTATCTAGGTACCATGGTCTAGAATTAAAGACTACTTCTTGATCCACATCACCATACCATTTATGTTCACCTTCTACATAACGATCGATATGTTTCTTTCTACTTAAGAAGTACTCTGCTGCTGTTAAGGTTACTACTTGTGTACTATCATTCATACTATACCTCCTATTGTATATGCTATCTATCTATCGACAACATCTATCTGGGCTCGGAGGGACTTGAACCCCCAACCAAAGCATTATGAGTGCTCTGCTCTGACCATTGAGCTACAAGCCCAACGTACTAGCTGGGC